GTTGCCCTGCTCATGGCTTATGACCGCGCATCCGGTAAACTAGAGTCACCGGTTCCACAATTCTACGGATAGGTTTATGAAAATTTTTTCGATGGCCGCGCAGATTGCCGGGCTTGCTGTTATTACGGCTGGGGTGTCGCTTATCTTTCTCCCTGCCGGGTTGGTTGTTGGCGGTGCTTGTTTGGTGCTTGTCGGGTTCGCTTTTGGAATGAGTAAATAATGTTGTTCAATCGTCTGTTCGAGCAGCGCAATATCTCGTATCAAACTATGTGGGCTTCGGGCGACATGGTTGAGTTGAACAACCTTGCTGGCACTGTTGTAAACAATGACACGGTGTTTCAGGTCAACGCGATTTTCAGCGGCGTTAGTCTTATCAGCGATTTGGTTTCGACGTTGCCGGTTGATTGTTTCGTGAATCGTGACGGTGCTCGGTTCCCGTTTCGTCCGAAGCCGTCTTGGGTAGATCAGCCTGATGTTGACTTGCCACGGCAAGCGTTTTACTCGTCGGTTGTGACGAGCCTTTTGCTTGACGGGAACGCGTTTATTCGCGTGTATTCAAACCGTCGGGGCGAGGTTGTGAACCTGGTCGTGTTGAATCCCACCAGTGTGCAGATTGTGCGTAACGGTATTGGCCGACTTCAGTTCAATGTTGTGGGCGAAGAACAACCGTTGACCGGCGATGAGATTCTTTACATTCCGGATTTGTTGCGCCCTGGTCAGGTGCGTGGTGTTTCGCGTGTGACTGCGTTGAAAGAAAACTTTGGTCTTGCTCTTGCGCTCGAGAAGTTCGCGGCGACCTTCTTCGGTTCGGGTACTAACCTTGCTGGTGTGATTGAGTTTCCCGGCAACCTTACGCAGGAACAAGCTGACAACTTGCGGTCAGGGTTTGACTCACGGCACTCTGGCTGGTCGCGGTCTAACCGTACCGGCGTGCTGTCGGGCGGCGCACAATTCAAGCCCACTATGGTTTCGCCGGAACAATCGAGCCTGATTGACACCCGCCGTTTTGCCGTTGAGGATGTGGCGCGTGCGCTAAACATTCCACCTCATCTCTTGGGCTTACCGGGGACGATGGCCTACGCGAGCGTTGAGGAAAACAACCGGGCTTTCTTGACTTCGACGATTCAGCCGATGGTGGCAAAAATTGAGCAAGCAATCTCACCGCTTATGAAGCGTTCGCCTGGTGGTGAAAACGCTTACATCAAGTTCAATATGGATGCGCTTCTGCGTGCGAACATTCAGGCTCGAACTGCCGCGTATTCGTCGGGACTCCAAGCGGGCTACTTGAGCATAAACGACGTGCGTCGCCTCGAGGATATGCTTCCCGTCGAATCGCCGTATGCCGACGAGGTGCGCGTGCCACTCGCAAACGTGACGCTCTCGGATTCCGAATTGACTGCCGAGGAGAAGCGGGTGCGTATGGCTAACGTGCTGGTGCTTAGTGGTTATGATCCGGCTGAGTCGTTGGCGGCTGTCGGCCTTGACCCGATTGCGCACACCGGCCTCGCGTCGAGTCAGTTGCAACCTGTCAGCCAGATTGACCCTACAGACCCGAACGCGGTCTACGCAGATGAGGTGAAGTAATGCAGTCACCGGGACGTTTGGATATGTCGTGTTATCAGGGCGCGTCGTTTGATTACACGTTGACGTGGCAGACCGGCGGGACACCTGTGAACCTGTCGGGCTATTCGGCGCGTATGCAGGTGCGTGATGGGTTTGATGGCGGGTCGGCCATTGTGAACCTGACTTCGGGCACTGGTATCACGTTGGGCGGTACGGCGGGGACGATTGTTGTGGCTTTGACGGCTACGCAAACGGCGGCGATTGACGCGACACCTTCAGGGCAGTACGTTTACGATCTGGAGCTTGTGAGCGGTTCGACGGTCACGCGCCTTGTTGAGGGTAACTTTCTAGTGTCGCCCGAGGTTACACGTTGACCACTGTTACTGTGACGACTTCAACAGCGGTTGTTGAGGTTATCCCCCCATCTTCTGCAACGGTGACGACTTCGGGCGCGGCGACGGCGACGGTTAGTGTTGCACCTGATTTTGTGTGGCCCGCACCGGCTGAGTTTACGGTTGAGGGTGGAACGCTTGGAACTCAACCAACTTTCAACGGCCCACCACTTTTTACCGGCAGTTTTGTGAAAATGGGTTCGCTACTTCATTTTGAGATTCAAGTTGACTTTGACAACATCACCAGTTTTGGTTCTGGGCAATACTTTGTGAACTTGCCTTACCCGGCTGCGTTTGCTTACGAGTTCACGGCGGGTTGTTTGCACGACATAAGCACTGGGAGAACGTACCCGATTTTCGGCCACGTCTTTGCGGGTGAGTCTCAACTGCGTTTGGAGTCGATGGACGCGCAGGGCAACACAACTTTCAATGTTCCTTTTGAGCAGGGTTCACCAATCACTTTGAATGTTGCAGACAATTTCCACGTTTCTGGCACTTACATTACGAGCGCATAATGCCTTATTACATTACTGAAGAGAACGCTGAGTGTTCGGGTTGGGCCGTCATGGCTGTTGACTCCGATGAGGTGTTTGGTTGTCACACCACGAAGCAGTCTGCGATTGACCAGGCGGTGGCGATTTCGTTGGCTGAGGAGGTGGAGTTTTTGGGTGAGCGTAATGAGTCGGGGCCACAGGTTGTGGTGACTGATATTGACGGCACGTTGTTTATTGACGGTGAGACTAACGAGAATTTGTTGGCGTATCTTGACAGTTTCCCTGACACGTCTATTTTTGTGGTGACGGGGCGACTCGAGGAGGATCGTGAGCGCACGTCTAACGAGTTGACGGATGCGGGTGTGCGTTTCAGTGATTTGATTTTGCGCCCGGATGAGTCTTTGACTAGTAACGAGTTCAAGGCTGAGACTGCCGTAAGGTTGATGGAAACTTACAATGTCATGGTGGCTATTGACAATGACGAGGGCGCTCGCGCGGCCTATCGCGCTGCCGGTATTACGGCGTTGCACCCTAATGAAGTTCCGGCTTCGCGTGCGGAGTCTAGGGACGTTGATTTGACACCACCGGCTTACATGGTTGACGCGGCACGTAAAGGGCTTGAGTGGTTCGCTGAAGGGCTTGCTGGGGATGGTTTGACGGGGCGAACGGTGCGTGAGGCACGCGATATGGTTGCCGGTCAGGTTTCGGCGGATAAGTGGGTGCGGATTGCGGCGTGGATTTCCCGCCACTTGGTTGATTTGGATTCGCCGGACGCTAACCCGGACTCTGACAATTACCCGAGCGCGGGTGTTGTGGCTCATGCGTTGTGGGGTTCGGATGGTGGCAAGTCGGGCGCGCGACGGGTGCTTTCCTATGCTGAGGATATAATTGGTAGAATTGAGGCGGAGAACACTAACCGATCTAAGGGTGGCACTGTGTCGAAAATTGAGACTCGCGTTTTTCTAAACGATTTTGAGGTGCGCGAAACCGCTGACGGTATGACGCTCACCGGCTACGCTGCCCGGTTCAACGAGCCTTCTGAGCCATTGCCGTTTATTGAGCGCATCGCGCCGGGTGCTTTCAAGCGTTCATTGCGTGCTAAAAACGACATCAAATTGTTGTGGAACCATGACTCAAGTTCGGTTCTCGGTTCGACTCGTTCGGGCACGTTGCGCCTTTACGAAGATGAGATGGGTTTGCGTGTTGAGGCCGACTTGCCGGACACTCAGGCGGGACGCGACGCAAAGGTGCTGATTCAGCGCGGCGATGTTACCGGGTTCTCTTTTGGGTTTACTGTTCCCGCTAATGGCGATTCCTGGAACTCTGAGGGCACTGAGCGCACGCTAAAGAGTGTGCGCCTTTTGGAAGTATCAACTGGGGTTGCTTTTCCGGCTTACCCCTCGACGAACGGAACTGCTCAAGTGCGCTCATTAGAAGATGTTGTTTCGGCTGTCGGCGTTGATTATGACGCGCTCAGCATGGTGCTTGGCAAGGTTGCCGCTGGTGAGCCAATCACTTACGCTGAGAAGGAAGTTATGGAGTTGGTTTTGGACGCTTTGGTACCTGAAGAAGATGCGCCGGTTGAGGATGCCCCGATGGATGAGGCAATGACTGAGCAGAACGGCCTTGATCAGTTGGCGTTGCACCGTAAGAAGCTTGCGCTCATGGAG